CCCAAGATGACGATAGACCATATCAACAACGATAAACTTGATAATAGGTTGGAGAACCTACGACTAACGACCAATGCGTTTAATTGTAGAAGGAGGGAATATAACAAACTCAATATGGAACTCGCAGAAGAGATTAGAGATTTGTATTCAAAAAATATTTATAGTTATTCACAACTGGCAGCGATGTTTGATGTTGCCAAAACCACAATTTCAAATTGTATAACAGGAAAAACTTGGAACAAGATATGAGTATTAACTTAACGATAGACGGACAGAAATACTCCGTAAAGGAACGATTAACACTTGGGGAGTATATGACCCTACAGAAGATACAGAAAGGGGATTTATCCACCCCCAAATTACTTGAGACAATTACTGGTGTTCCTGAAAAGGAAATCAAAAAGATTGATAGTAAAAGAACATTATATCTTGTTAATAAGATTATGAAGGAGAAGATGGAGGATAAGAAGAACCCCGTTCAAGCAACCTTTGAGTTTAATGGTAAGTTATATGGACTTGAAACAGATTTAACAAAACTTAACTTTGGGGGTTGGATAGATTTGGAAACCTTTATCAGTTTGGGGTTCAACGATAATCTAAATAAGATTGTGGCACTTTATTACAGACCCATACAAGCACAATTAGGTAAGAAGTATATATTAGAACCTTACGACACCGATGATTGTTTAAAACGAGCAGAAGAGTTCTTGGAACTCCCCTTTGATATTGTATCAGGAGCATCGCGTTTTTTTTTGACCTTTACAAAGACATATACAGAAGATACGCTACATATTTTGAGACGGAGGAACCAGAGAATGAAGAGGAGGTTGAAGGCAGTAAGTTATATGAAGAAGATACTACCGAACTGGCTGGTTGGGAAAATACCGCAAGGTTTTACCAAACCCAACTGATGACTTTGGCTCAAGACGACATAACAAAGATTGATATAATTTTAAAATACTCAACGAGTAGATGTTTTAACTATTTATCATATATCAAGGACAAACAGACAAGAGAATTAAACGCCATAAAGAAAGCAAGACAAAAACAAAATAGATGATATATCCTGAAATGACTTTTAATAGAGTGATTGACGAATTATTCAAGTTCGCAAAATATCACAAACAGATAAACAATTATGGGTTTGGAAACCTTGTTGATTTTTCAAGAAGGAATGAAGAAGTTGATGATGTTAAATACCCCCTATTTTTTATCACCCCACAGAATATCACATATAATAAAACGACAACAGAATATACGATTAGTATTGTCTTTGGTGATATATTACAGGAGGACTATGATGATGGTAAGAACTCCATATCCAATATGAGTATGATTGCGAAGGATTTAATATCATACATTACCAACCCCCCATCTAACCCCAATTCCGTTGATTTAACGGAGTTGTTTGATATATCTTTACCTGTAAGTGCTATACCCTTCCAAGAAAGATTTAACGACTATATCGGGGGTGTTTCATTAGACATAACATTTATTGTTAGAGATAGTATAAACACTTGTAGTGATATGGTAGTGATTGAGTAATGGAGGAGATGTTAGAAATACTCGTTAAACAACTCAAGGTTGAACTGGCAAAGAAATACCAACCAAGAGAATATAATAAGAATAGGAATACAAAAGGTATTCCCAAAACGATAGGACAATATCCAAAGAACAACACAAAGAGATTGAGTGATAGTATTGGATATGAGATAAGAGAGATTGATGGTGAAGAGATGGGACTTATTGTAATGGAAGATTATTATGAGTTCGTAGATAGGGGTAGAAACCCTGGTGGTAATGGAAAACCTGGTAGTAAGGTTTTTAGAGACGCAATAGATACTTGGGTTAGACAGAAGATAGGAACATTCCCCGGTCTTTCATTTGAGACAACATCGTTTCTTGTTAGACGAAGTGTCTGGATGAAAGGTATTGGGGGAATAAACTTTATAAACAACGCAATTGATAATATAATAGATGAGATGGTAGATAAAGGTGAGGACGAGTTCGCAGAACAATTTGAAGAGTTCGTAGATGAAAAACTATTGGTATTATCAAGAAGTTCAAGAGATATAACATATAATCAATAATGGGACAGATTAGTATAATAAAAGATATTGAGGGGACACAACCAACATTATCCCCCGACAATTATTTTGTGGTTTCAGCAACCACAAATGAAGAGTTTAATTTTAGATATGTATATGATTTATATGTCTTTGGTGAAAAGGTCTTTACAGGTAAATTAACCCCCAACCCTGAAGGTTTAGGTATTATCCCCGTAGGAGAGATTATACACGATTACGCAAGGAACGCACCCATAGCATTTTCAGCAACAACAGGTGGTGGTGGAACATCATTATTCGTTCATCAAACAGAATACTTTACAACCCCTCAACAGAACGAGGTGGTGAATTGGTGGGCTAATTTCGGTGAAGAACATTCATCAACCATTTCATCACAACCTATAGGGTATAGTGGTATTGGTTCAGGGACAGGAGACCCAGCATATCCATCAGGACTACAAAGGAGTTTCTTGGGGACTATGGGTAGAAATATATTTTCTAACTTACCCAAGTTGGATACGGACAAGTTTTTTATGAGTGGTTATGATGGGACATTCCCCTCATACCAATCGTTGTTCTTAACCAACTCACCAAGAATAAGAGACATAGGAGAAGATGATTATTTCACATTATCTGCGTTGAATTATATACTACCAAGTGAAGCAGAACCAAATGGTGATTACTCTTATGTATATGATTGTGAATATAATTTTTATGATAATGAAGGAGCATTAATATCAGGTTATACCACATCTAATACAAGAGAAAATGGTGGAGGCCCCAGAAATACTTGTGATGAAGATTATGAGAATTATTCATTACCCACAGATGAGACACAGGACTATTGGAATGTGGTTCATATCGCAGCAGGAACAAAGAACCTGTTTATACCAAGTGGAACAAAATATTATACACTTCAATTAAGGGGTGTTCCTTCACCCCCTCCCCCGACACCCACTCCCACAACCTTACCAGAGGGTTATACATCGTGGAGATTAAGAAGTTGTTGTAATCCTGAAAACACAATACTCGCAGGTATTCAAAGTGGATATACGGGGTCTGTAAGGGTTTATAACAATACCTGTTATTATGCTGACGAACAGATTTCAGGAGCGGCAATACTCATAGCAGGAGGAGCCACCCATGCCAATTGTGATGCGTGTAAATTACAATATCCTTGTCGGGCTCAACCAACAAAGGCAGCAAACTACCCGACCCCCACTCCCACTTATGACCCATCATCACCTCCATCGGGTAGTAGAAGTAGTTGTCCTGATTGGGATTATTCAAGTGAGATATTCCAATTCAATATTGTAGATGATTGTGATAATCCTTATGATACAAACCAGTTCTTATTTAAGAACAGATATGGAACTTGGGATTATTTCAAGTTTAATAAAAAGAAGATAGAACAGATTGAAATAGATAGGGAAAGATACAACCAATTTGATATTAGTTATGGTTCATCTAACCCCATTAAAACCCCTTATGCTCGTGGATTGACTGATTATGCGACACAGATAAGGGAGATACACACATACAATACAGGGTTCATTAACGAACCTGATATGTATTACCTTGAGGAGTTATTCACATCAAATGATGTTTATATGATATTGGATAATGGTGTTCCATTCCCGATAAACATTATATCCAACACATTTGATAAGAAGACGAAGGGTAGAGGAAAAGAATTAACAAATATTACCATTCAATTTGAGTTCGCTAATAACATTAAATTATTGGATAAGTAATGGATACACTACTATTAGTTAAAACACAGGACGCCAGTAGGACAAACTTTATGACCCCTATTGATTTGTATGATAATGTATCCATACAGATAGACATACAAGATGGGGACTTATCAGGGTTTGAAAGAAGGAGTAATTACTCCAAGACATTCCGTGTGCCAGCAACCGATAATAATAGTGAAATATTCAAGTATTTCTATGAGGTTAATGGAACGGATTACAACCCCTATTCTGCTTTACCCTGTGTGGTTCAAATTAACGGAAACGATGTATTCCAAGGCACCTTAAGATTGAATGGTGTATATAGAAATAATCTATATGATGAGTATGAGGTTTATATCCTACAGGAGTTGGTGGATTTCAATTTATCTTTGGGAGATAAAGAGTTAAAAGATTTTAATTGGACTGAATATAACCACGAAGTTAATTATGATAATATCACCGCATCGTGGAGTGCTACGACAGGTGATACACAAGGTATATTCGGGGGTGATATAATATACCCTATGATTAATTATGGATTGTCTTATGATAGTTCAGGTAATAGGGAGTTTGATTATTGTATTGGTTCTTCCCCTTGTATCAATACAGACCCTGGTGCTCTTGAACCGAGTATATGGAGACCGGCAATCAGGATAAAGGCGATTGTTGATAAAATCTTTGAAGAGACAGGATATTCATATAATAGTGAGTTCTTTGAAAGTCCTTACTTTAGATTATTATATATGGATTTGGGGTATGATAATGAGTTGGGTATATCATCACCAACATCGGGTGATAATCTTAACTTATTCAAGGTTTTTACAAATGGTGAAAATGAGTATATATCATATTCAAAACACATAGGAGGCACCTACTTCCCCTTCAGGTCATTAAATCCAATAGGTTATGATTATTTGGATAATTATACTCTTGCTGAAACGAACATCACATTTGATGACCCCACCAATTATTTCTCCGTTCCAAAAGACGGAACATACGGATTTTCAATAAGATTTTCATATACCAAAGCAGGTTCATTTAACGAAGATTTGAGATTTAAGGTTGAGGTAAGAAAGAGTGATACTTTAGAAGGACTACCAACGGGAACAATTATAGATACGGATACTTATGACGCTGATGATACAGACCAACAAGCATTACAACTATTTTCACATAGTTTAACAGCAGGACAATATGTCGGGGTATTCATAGAGAGTGTAAGTGTTGGAACAGCAGGTTTTAACCAAATACAGACACTCATATTGAAACCTTATAGTTCAGCATATCCCAAACCACAATTTCAGTTATATAGTTCCCCCACACTCACCTTAAGTGATTTTGAGGGGAATAAGAATATGCCAGATATTAAGGCAATTGACTTCATTAGAAGTATTATAAAAATGTTTAATTTGGTATTCATCGTTAATGATACAAAGACAATAACGATAGAACCATTTAACTACTATTTCAGGAATGAAAATAGACAGGTTAAGGATTGGACTGATAAGTTGGATACATCGTCTTCATACACGATTAAACCCTTTAGTTTTGATATTCCAAAATCACAGAGATTTACCTACTTAAGTTCAGGTGAAGAAAACTTGGGGAAATACTATGAATATCAATTTAACAAAATATATGGAAGAAAGTTATTAACAAAAAATAGTAATATTCTTAAGGGTGAAGATGTATTGGAAGTTCCATTTAGAAGTATCCCCACAGATACAATACCAAATAGTAATTATGTGATTATACCGGAGATGTATAAAATAGATGATGATGGTAAAAGAGTTCCAACGACTACAGAACCCCATATCTTCTTCTGGTTGGGTAATAGATACTTCTATTCCAATTATCCATCTACAAGTAGTGTATGGAAGTTTAACGATGGTTCTACGATACACGATTGGACTACATATCCCGCAGTATCACATTTATCAAGTATTGAACCTTCAACAGACCCAGACAATTTTAGTGATTTGAACTTTGAACCCACTTGGGATTTCTTTGCGAACAACACATCAAGTATTAACCAATTCACATCAAATAATGTCTTTAATACATTTCATTCACAACTATATAATGAGAAGTATAGTGATGAAGCAAGAAAGTTCGTTGGTAAGTTCCTATTGACCCCACAGGATATAGGACAACTGAATATCAACGACAAGATATTCATTAAGGATAGTATGTATAGAATTGAAAAAATAACGGGTGCTTCTTTAACAGAAAAGAAACTTACAGAAGTATCTTTAATAAAACAAATTGGGGGTGGTTTTTATTACACAGAAAGTCCTGTTGATAATCCAACCATACCACCAAATGACCCAATCCCATAATATTTATCAGTATGGCGAGAACTATAGCAATTGAATTAGAAGTTAATGGTGTTAAGGAAAGTGTTAAAACTATAGGTGAGTTAGAAACCGCTATAGAACAATTAACAGAAGAACTTAAAAACACCGATATAGGAACGGAAAAGTTTAACCAATTAACAAATGAGTTAAATAAAGCGAAGAGTGAATTAAAGACATTTGAAGCCAGTTTTGAGGGGTTAGACCCCCAACAAAAAACAGCCGCTTATGTCGCTTTCGCAGAGAGTGTGGCATCAGGTATATTGTTGGCACAGGAAGCGTTAAGGTCATTTGGTGTTGAAAATGAAAATGTTAATAATGCGGTTGAAGCATCAACAAGAGCAATCAACATCGCACTTCAGGCTCGTATTCTTTTGGAGGGTGCTTTGGAAGCGAGATTGTTGGCAACAAGTATCGCACAAAAAGCGTTAAATACTTCTGTTGTGGCGGGGAACAAAGCCCTTAAGGTTTTATTCACAACCATAGCCGCGAACCCATTAGGAGCGGTTCTTGCTGTTGTTGGATTACTGGTGACTGCCTTTATTTCTTTGAGTGATGCGACTGAAGAAAATACAGAAGAAACAGATAAGAACAACGAAGCACTTGAAAGACAGAACCAATTAAGGGAGGCTCAGGCTCGTATCATACAACAAGCGGAAGATGAGATTAGAAGGGCAAGACAAGAGGGAATACAGGCGTTGAGAGACCAAGAGGATATATTGGAAAGAAGACAAGTTATATTAGATGAGGAGGTTGATAGATTAAGGGATTTAGCAAGGGAACAATTACTTCAAATTAACCAACAAAAGATATTAACAGGTAGTGCTGAAGATTTGGAAAAGATATATGATGATTTAATTTCTCAAATAGAAATAGCGACAGAAGAAGCGGGGGCAAATGCGAAGGTATTGGAAGCCTTAAGAAAAGAGTTGGAGAACATAGATAAACAAATATCTACCAACGAACTTGATAGGTTTAAAGGTGATTTGGAAGACGCAAGAAAGGAGTTAGATAAGTTAAATAGAAGTGTATTGGAGTTTGGTGAATTGCCTGAACCCCCCATCATTCAGGAATTACAGAGGTTGATTGAATTACAAAACAGATATATTGAACTTACAGATGAAAGTGAAAAATCGTTAAAAGATATATTTAGTGATTTCTTTGTTGATGTTAAAGCAGCCACACAACAAACAGACGACTTTGGTATTGCTTGGGATAAGACAAGAGAGTTCTTAAGTGAGGCTTTCTCAACAGGTGATGTTGATGATTTCCAAAGAAGGATTACAGAAGTCCAAGAAGAATATTTGGGTGAAAGTTCAAACTTTACTGAAGAACAGAAGAGAGCCGTAGCGTCTCTATTATCACAATACTCTACCGCATTTGATACATTAACACGATTAGGTCTGGAAGTCCCTGAAGAGTTTAGAAGTGTGGTTTTACCCCTATTAGATGGTATTGCTTCAAAGTTAAGATTGGAGGGTTCTATAAACTTTAGAGAGATAAGTGGTGAAGAAGAGATTTTAAGAACAAGTGATACTTTAACTGATTTGATAAATAATCTTGAAAGTTTAAATGAAACGACTGAAGGAACAGAGGATACATCATTATTTGATTTTGATTTGGAAGAGGATAGGATTGAAAGAATTGGACTTGATATAAAAACCCTTCAAGAAGGAACTGAAGAGTTCTATGAAAGAAGAGATGAGTTAATTTCATTATTTAGTGAAAAATATTTGGAGACAGCGAGATTAAGAAAACTTGCTGATGAAGATGAAACAGCAGCACGAGAGGAAGCGTTAAAACTTGCTACAGAAACCGCTGATAATGTTATTAACACAATACAAGACATAGCAACAGCAGAAGATGTTATTAGAGGTGTTAATAACGAGGTGGAGGATTTAACAAGAAACCTTGCTGAAGGACAGGATAATATAAAAGTTATTACTGGTGCTATTATAGAAAACTTTGATTTAATATCAAAAGAATATGACTTTACAAAGTTATTTGACCCCACAGCAGGTTTGGAACAAAACTTTCAACAGGTGATTACACTATTGGAGCAATTGGGACTTGAAGGGGTTGAAGTTATATTTGATACAGAAGAAGAAAAGAAAAATATTGTTGAGTTTTTCTTAAAACAAAGAGAAAACTTGTTAAAAGAAAATGCTGATGCTGAAAAGAAGACACAAGAAGAACTCGTCCAAGAGACATTAAATAATTACCAAGAGATAGTGAATGGGTTAAATCAACTTACATTATCTTTGGGTGAAGCATCACAATTACAAATAGAAAGAATTGAAACAAGAAGAGAAGAGAGTTTGAATAACATAGTCGGTGATACTGAAGAAGCGGAAGCGTTAAGAGCAGAAATCACAGAACAAGCAAACAAAGAAATTGTTGAAATTGAAAGAAAGGCAAGGTTAAGGGAATTACAATTTACGAAGATACAAGCGGTCGCTGACTTGGCACAGGCGTTAGTAAATGCTCAAAAATTACCCCCTCCATTTAATGTTATTCAATCAGGTATTGTATCAACCGCAGGTGGATTACAGATTGCGGTTATACAATCACAGATAGACGACTTACAGGGAGCACAAGGGTTCGCAACAGGAGGTTTTGTGTCTGGACCTGGCACTTCAACAAGTGATAGTATCCCCGCATTATTAAGTGATGGGGAGTTCGTAGTTAATGCGAAATCAACAAAGAGGTTCTTACCTTTGTTGGAAAAAATAAACAATCAAGAAGAACAATTTAGAAAGTTTAATAATGGGGGATTTGTGTTAGATGGTTCAAGTTTTATGGGTTCAACTATACAGAATAATTTTGATGATAGTAGAATTATAGAAGAATTGAGAAAAACACGACAAGAACCCCTACGAGCGTATGTATTTGAGAAGGATATTACTGAAGCCCAACAGATAGAAAAACGCTTACAAGAACTTTCCAAACTATAATATATTTATTAGTAATGAAAATATACGAATTACGAGTTGATGACGAGATATTAGAGGATACAACCCTTGATGGTTTGTATGACTATACTTCCGTTAGTGAGATTGCCTTGGTAGAAAATCCCGCAATAGAAACTGAATGGGTATATTTCTCAAGTGAAAAGTTTGAGAGTTGGAACGACTACCCAAGAGCCGCAAGTGATAATGCTTGTAGAGCCATTAAATGGGCTGATGAGAATGGTTGGGGTAGTTGTGGAACTAATGTTGGAAAACAAAGAGCACATCAGTTGTGTAATAGAGAAAAAATCAGTATAGAAACCATCGCTCGTATGGCTTCATTTGAAAGACATAGACGAAATAAGAATACCCCTTATGACGAAGGTTGTGGAGGTTTGATGTGGGACGCATGGGGAGGTGATGAAGGTATTAAATGGGCTCAAAGAAAGTTAAGGTTATTGGAAAGACAAAACTTAAGTGAAGACGCATTTGAAGCCGTTGTAGATATTGACGGATTACCCCTATACAGAACACAGGAAGAAGCGGAGAGTATCGCAGCATCTATGGGTTGTGAAGGTTCGCACCCCCACGAATACGAAGGTGAGACATTATACATGCCTTGTAAGAGTATGGAGGACACAAAAAGGTTATGGGACGAAAGTGCTACTGAAGAGTTATGTGATAGTTGTTCTATGACTGAAAATAAGGGGGTAGAATTGGACGAACTCTTGGAAGATGGGTATGTGATAAGTAATGTGGTAGAACTTGACGAGGAGGAGAGTTTAAAACTGATTGAGGATTACAGAAACAAGGTGAATGGTAAATACTCAAGGGAAGAGTTTTACAATATTGTCGCTGACCCTAACGCACCTTCAATACAAGATGGATTTGGAAAGAAAGTAAGATATATCTATGTTGTTGGTGAAAGTAGAGCACCCCTTATTTCTACTTCAAGACAATTCTGTAAGGATATGGTTGGAAAGAAACAACTTGTATATAGATTTGAAGATATACAGGACTTAAACGCACAATTAACCGCTGAAGATACAGATAGAAAGATTATACCCCGTCCAAAAGGGACTTCACCAAATATTTTTATTTATCACGGGGGAGCCAATTGCGGACACAAATGGGTTCAATTATGGTTTGACGAAGATATATCAAGAATACCAAAAAAACAAACAAGGGCTGTAAGTAAAGCAGAAGTGGAAACAAACGCACCAGGTCCAGCAGGTAGAGTTAATCAAAAGGTCGCATATTCCAAAGATGAAAAACCTGAAGATATGCCAGTCTTTTATGAGTATGGATTACCCGTATATGAAGACCAAACGATGGCGGAATGGAAGAGTGAAATGATGGGTTGTAAGGGTGAAATAGATATGATAGATAAGGACGGAAAGACATACTATAGAACTTGTAAATACAAGGAGAATAAGGAGGAGTTTAAGGAACAATTTGAGTTCAAGAAGGACGAAGAAAAGAGAATGATTTATTCCCCCGCTATGTTGCCTGATAGATTGATTAGACGATTTGATGGACGAGATGAATATTGGGTATATTTTACAAAAGAGACAATAGAAAAAATCGCTCATAAGTTCTTAATGGAAAAGAGAGTAAATTATACCAACTTGGAACATACCGACAAAAAGTTTGACGATATATATATGGTTGAAAGTTGGATAATCGTAGATGAAAAAGATAAAGCGTATTCATTAGGATACACAAAAAAAGATGTTCCCATAGGTTCCTGGATGGTAGGATACAAAGTCAAGAACGAAGATGTATGGGAAAACCAAATAAAAACAGGTAAAGTTAAAGGATTATCTGTTGAAGGAGAGTTTGAACTGATTACTCAATCATTTAGTAAAGATGAGTATATTTATAATAAAATCATAAACATTCTTAAAAACACAAAGTGAAAATGTTAAAACCAACAGAAGCAATCGGTAAAATTAAAGAACTATTAGGTCTTGAGTTTGCCGATACAAAACAAGAAAAGTTTTACACTTCATCACTTGCTGACGGGACACCAGTTACTAACAACACAGATAGTGAGAAGTTAGAGTTGGGTGATACTCTTTATGTTGTTTTAGATGATGGAAACTTGGTTCCAGGTCCGGCCGGCGAACATACCCTACAATCAGGGGAGGTAATCGTTTTGGACGAGGAAAGTAAAGTAGTTGAAATTAGAGAAGACAGAGAAGAAGTTGAAGAAGAAGCCCCCGATGAGGTTGAAGTTGTTGTGGAACAAAAAGAAATTGAAGAAGAAATGAGTGAAACTGAAGAAATGAGTGAAGACACTTCATTAGTTGAGTTGAAAAACGAGATTAGTGAAATGAAAGAAGCATTATCTAAAGTTTTGGATTTGTTCCAAGATTTCTCATCACAGACAGAGGAGGCGTTCTCCAAAGTTAATAACGATATTGATACTCTTAAAAAAGAACCAGAGGTTGAAAATATCAAAAATAAAGCAAAAAGCAATAAACAGGTTGTAGAGAACTTCGCAGATTACAGAGTTCAACAACTAAAAAAGTATTTTAATTAATAATAAAATGAAAAAGAAATTAGATTTTTCGTATGATTTAACAGGTCTCAACAAGTGGTCTAACGAGCGTGGAGACGAAATGTTATTGAAGAGTGTATTGGGTGCTACTACCCCAAGATACGCTCGTATTTACCCAAATATGAAGGGAACATCTATGAAGGTAGGTGTGATGGCAAACGACCCAGTTTGGCAAGATGGTTTGTCTTGTGGTTTAACTCCATCGGGAACAACTGATATTACACAGGTTGAGATTGTCGGTTGTTATAAAACAGCAAGATTAAACAACTGCGGAAACGAGTTGAGAGAGTATTTCTTGGCTCAAGCATTAACAAACTCTTTGTTCCAAGAGAATATCCCATTTGAGGAATTATTCATTCAGGACTTGTCTAACAGAAGTGCTGACTTTATGGAAACTGAATTGTGGAAGGGAACCTCTTGTGGATTTAGTGGTATTACTGCTGAAATAAAAGCATCAGGTGTTTCAGGTGGAACATATACCTCTTTGACTGCTTCTAACGCAATCACACAATTAAACAACTTGGTATTGAATATCCCAAGTTCTATCCAAAGAAGAGATGACTTGGCTATTTTCTTGTCTTTCGCTGACTACAGAGCGTTTGTCGCATCTTTGGCTGATAGTTCATCTATGAACTTATTTACTTTGGGTGATGAGAGTGGTTTATCAACTGAAACTACTATCTTCTTACCAGGTTCTAACATCGCTGTTGTTCCAACACAGGGATTGGACGGAGCATCAACAATCGTTTTAGCCCCAACACAGAACATCTTGGTTGGTGTCGCTGCTGACGATGGTATGGAAGTTAGAGTTCAATACGACCCATTTGAAGATAATGTTGCTTCATTAACTAAAGTTGGTTTCGGTGTTGGATTACACGAGCCAGACAAGTTCGTATATTTGGGATAATATACATAAATTAAACTAATAAAACAATAAACAAATGAGTTGTTATATAGACGCAGGACTAACTTTAGGTTGCCGCGATGCTTCAATTGGAGGTATTAAGTCGGTTTATATCTTGGGTGGTTCAGGAAACACAATCAGTAGTATCACTACTGATGCTGACGACCAGATTACCGCAATTAGTGGAACTGGTGTTATGTATAAGTTTGAACTCGTTAAAGGGTCTTCTTCTTTTGAAGAGACAATCGCTGTAAATGCTACTTCAAATAGTATCGTTTATCAGCCGACTTTGACTTTGAACTTGGCAAAATATGATAATGTCTTGAGAAAGGCATGGTTTGAATTAACGAAGCAACCAGAGTTTTTCTGTGTTGTTGAAGATAATAATGGAAGATACTGGTTCCCTGGTGAGGTTAATGGTTTGACTATTACTGATGGTTCAGTATTCACGGGTGCTGCCTTTACAGATGCGAATGGTTCAACTATGACCGCATCTTCAGGAGAGCCCGCTGCTACAAGAGAGATAGAAGTATCTACGACTATTGACGATGTCTTTAGTGGTATTACTTTTGACGCGGTTTAATTAAACTAAAGAGGTGTGAGTGAGGGGTAGTTCCCTCCTCACCCCTTTTATTAAAAATATACCCCCTTAAAATGATTAGATGGAATGGTAAAAGATATATACCCGCAGGGGTAAAACCAGTTATGGGAGCACGAAGAGGGGCTCCTGTTCCTGGAAACAAAAAAGCAAGATGGGTTGCTGGTTGGGTTGGAGCGCCTGGTGTTCCACCGGCACCACCTGTTCCCCCACCTTGTGATTTTGACTATGTATTAGTTGAAACATACCATATCCTCGCACAGAACGGAAATGAATTAACTACTCAAGGTGGGGATAATATTGATTTTTACCCTCTATAAATGATTTTTTAAAAAGAAGAAATGGCTTTAAACATACAAGGAAATATTGAATTAAGTAGTGGAGTGGTTCTTAACTCCGCTTATTGTAGAATTGACCCATCATTAGATACTTCAGGAAAAAGAGTATTTACCCAAGTTGGATATTGGGTAAGTGAAAACGACTATATGGAAGGTAAATGGCCTTTGGAATATAGTGTTCCACTAAAGTATAGATACGATTATGATAGAACAACTGATGGTAGTGATATTCTAATGTTCTCAAATGAAAAGATAAAAGAAGAGTTGGAAACAAAAGGTTTTTCAGTTCAAATAATAGAATTATAATAAAAAATTATGGCTAATACCACAATACCAAATCTCCCCGAACAAACAGGTAAAACAGATGACGATTTACTTGTAATAGTTAATAGTGGTGAAACGACTACGAGTAAGATTAAAGTATCAACACTTTTGGAAGGTATTGGTGGTTCATCTTTTTTTACTGCTACAACTGAAAATACATCTAATGTATTACAGACAGATAGGGGACATAATATATTCTTTAATGACCCCTCAAATAATCCACTTATAAATGATAATTTCTTTTTGGGTGGTTCAGGAAATACCATAGATGCTGAAACCTATTTAAACAATAATTTCAATAGAAATATTTTTATAGGTGGTAAAGACAACCTTGTTGGAACTAATGCTAATGGAGCGAGAACTGACGATGCCTCGTTTATTGGTGGTGAAAGTCATTTTATAGATAGAGCAGGTAGTAGGAGTTCATTTGTTGGTGGTTTTAATAATCAAATTAACTATGGTGGTAATAACTTTTTGGGTGGAGGAGAAAATAATAATATGGCTCAACAAGACGCCGCAATTTTAGGTGGAAATAGTAATTTTGTTGGTTCATCTCGTTCTGTAGTTCTTGGTGGTTTTTCCAATTATATAAGAACAACCTCTGGTTCTATTAGTGGTTATGATAATTATATCAATTCTTATAATAGAAATGGTAATAGTATTGTTGGTGGAACTACAAATTATATGGCAAATACTAATGAATGTTTCATCGGTGGTGGTATAAATAATGATATTGTTAGCACTCCAACAATCCCGATGTATTCGGCTATTATCGGTGGAGATACTAACTACATATCAGGACATACAAATAGTGTAATTGTCGGTGGTAGTGGTTTCACTTCAAATCACGACAACGAGGTTATTGTTCCAACTATGACGATAGGAAATTATAGTATATTAAACTTTTCAGGAGACACCGCAGCGGGAGTAGGAGGAGTTCCGTTAGGAGGTGTATATCAAAATAACGGAGAATTAAGAGTAAGATTAACATAAATAACAATATAAAAAATGAATAAAACAATCCCTCAACTCCCCGAACAAACAGGTAAGACAGATAATGACTTGCTCGTTATAGTTGATAGTGGGGAGACAACAACGAGTAAAATAAAAGTATCAACACTATTAAGTGGTGCCGGTGGTGGTTCATCATTCTTTTCAGCATCAACTGAAAATACATCTAATATAATACAGATAGATAAGGGACACGAAATCCTTTATGGTGATGTATCAAATGAAACGACAATTAACGACAACTTTTTTGCTGGTGGTTCAGGTAATACGATAAATACAGGAACATTTACTAATCAATCTTTAAATAGAAATGTCTTTATTGGTGGTTATTTAAATGAGTTTTCGGCGGCACAAAATAACACGGGTAGTAATAACTCCGCTATGATAGGTGGAACCAGTAATAGATTAGGAAGATTGAGTGATAATACCGCATTTATTGGTGGTGATAATAATACTAATAATTATGGTCGTAGAAACTTTTTTGGTGGAGGAAATAATAACTTAAACGAACAAAATAATACCGCAATTTTAGGTGGAAATAGTAATAGTATAACAAAAAGTGATAGTGTTATTGCTGGTGGATTTAGTAATAATTTAAGAACGGCTTATGGTTTTATTAGTGGTAATGATAATTGGATTAACGCTTATAACCAAGTTGGTAATAGTATTGTTGGTGGAACTACAAATTATATTACTAATGCTAATAACGCATTTATTGGTGGTGGTATAAATAATGATATTCTTAATTCATCAATAGTAGATAATTCAGCAATAATTGGAGGTGATACAAATATTATAAATACACATGCGAGAAGTGTTATACTTGGTGGTAGTGGTTTTACCTCAAATCACGATGACGAAGTAATTGTTCCAACCTTAACTATTGGTAATTACGCTTCATTAAATTATAGTGGAGATACAGCAGCAGCCGCAGGTGGAGTTCCATTAGGAGGTATGTATCACGACAACGGAGCATTAAAAGTAAGAACAACATAATAATATAATATGTCTCAAATAACAATCACAAGTTCAAACTTTAATGGTTATACAGGTGATATAACCTTTTACCCCTTTTCAGGTGGTAGTATAAGTTATGGTTCTCAAACTATACCTTATACTATTGAAACTGAAAACTTTAATGGGGAATATACGATAGATTTAACTTATGAAGGAGTGCCTGTTTCTTGTGGTCTTCAGGTTGGGTCTTCTCCTTGTGTTTATATAACGGCCGATGGAGAAAGTATTTCTTATTCAGGACTTTATGAATATGTGGGACAAGGTTATTTACAATATAGTAGTAAAGTTCCTGATGAATACGATATTATATGTAGTGATACAGACCCAAAATCAAAGGCATTATATATATTAAAAACAAGTAATGGAATACAAACAACTACTCATTTTATGGGTAATGTATATGAGAGTTTTTTAAGGACAGAACAAGTTTCTATAGTTAAGTTTATCAACTATAATGTCGCTGGTAATCCTTGCGGACAATCTATAAGTTGGCCGGCCACTTATGCCGCATATCCAACATATAGTAGTCAAGGTTTCCCAAAAGAAGGTAATTATTCATCAGGTATTTCAGGACAAGGAACTTATCTATTGGAGAATAACCCAAGTTGCCAGTTAGTTCCTGATGTTGATGCGAACGCATATCTTGAAGATGTAATCGCGGCAGGTGGAACAACAAACGAAACCATCAATAATGCGGTTAATACATTATTTGAAGAATTAAAGACAGCAGGACTTTATAGTAAGATGATTGCTATGTATCCATTTGTTGGTTCAACAGCGTCATCACACTCAATCAATGCGACATTAAATAAGACATTTGATATTACTTGGTTTGGTGGAATGACGCATGGTATATCTGGTTCAACAAGTGATGGTATAAATGGTTATGGAAACCCTGTTATATCAGGAAATGATTATTTGAATGTAGAGCAATCCGCTTTTGGTATTTATGTTGTTAGTCCTGATACTGATGCTGCTGGTGTGCATGGAGGATATTTTGGAGCAGGAAAAACAAGATTTCAAATTGGAACAAATTATTCTAATACTTGGGGTTGGGCTCACGGAGGAGGAAGTTTTCAACAAACACCAAATGGTGGTTTAAATGATGGTTCATTTATGATGGTTAGAACAGGTATTACTGAAAGTCAGTTATATAGAAATACGACAAATATTGATACATATACATCAGGTGTTGGAATATCTAGCGAATTGCCAATATTATTATTTACTATGACTTCAGGAACCAGCCCTGGCGCTTTTTATACAAATGATACATTAGGTTTCGCATTCTTTGCTGATAATCTATTATATAGTGAAGTATCAACATTAGACGGGATAATAAACACATTCCAAACATCATTAGGAAGAAATACATATTAAGATGGAAGTAAGATTATTAACATTAATTGAGAAAGAAGCGATTGAAGGTAAGTTATATGCTCCTTCATCATACTTCAACCCCATACAAGATTGTAATGACGAATGGATTATATCACAACAGGAGTGCGATAATTGTGTTAATCCTGATTATCTATGGGTTAAAGATTTACCCATAATTGAATATTGTAAAAAACCAGTTCCCCCAATAAATGAATTATAAGTTCAAAGAAATACGACTTAACCTTGAGACAGATGAAATATCTGTTATGGTTGCTTTCCAAGAAAATCGTAATAGATGGAAGATAAAGGAGTATAAGTTTGATTGTCCTGATGAAATTGATATTGACGAATTATTAGATAAAACTAAAAGATTAATAGGTTATGAGTAATGTTCCATATAAGAGAGTTAAATACGAGAAACAGAACGGATTTGATATACCTTATTACGATAATAACGCATTACCATTTCCTTCAATCTGCTCTACTTGCGAGAGATATGAAGTCATAAACGGAAGCAGAGTTAATGTATTAGAAATAGAATACACAAGATGTAGTGATGGGGTTGTAATAACAAATGAAATACCACCAGATACATATTTGTATGTATGTTCTTGTGATACTCCTGAAGTCATTTTTGGTGCTTCTTTTACTATAACAAATATAGGAATATGCCCGTAAATTATAAAAGAGTAAAATACTATAGTTTGGGAAGACCTTATTTTGATACAAAGGTAGTCCCTTCTCGTCCGCCTAAAGTATTTGAGATTACATCGTATTCACCAGATACTTCTATACAACAAAAGTATTATAGAACATCAAATATATTTGAGATACAGGGTAGAAGTCCTTATGTTGCCACAAACGATGTGGTATGTGATACGACAACATATTTAACATATTTGAGTGAAGACGAAAAGTTTGCTTTCATTAAGTTCAAAGATAGTTTTAATGGAAGTTTAAGTTATTATGCTTTAATACGAGTTTTTAACCCACCATACGACCCTATCACTTGGTTAAATTGTGGTGATGTTGTTGATGTTTCAAAGTTATATTATTATTCACTATGTATCACCAGTAGTGGAACTGGTTGTGATTTTGTTGAAGAATATAATGGTTTTTACTATCCAAAAGATGGAACAAGTGTTATAGGGTCTAATAGTATGACGATAAATTATATCTCCTAATAATAAGTTATATTTATAAGTAATGTTAAAAATATCAGCAAATACAGAGAACACGATATGGGTAAATGCTTCAAGGAATAAAACCTTGAGTAATCCAACCTATATGATGTCTTTGGAACATAAAGTTTCAGGGGAGAGAAAGTATTTTATCCCCCAAAATATAACATCTATTTCAGGGAATACAACTTATCAGGAAGACCCAAGAGTTGATTTATTTAAGTTTGGTGTTTTTAATAATGTTGAAAACTTAACAGGTGGAACGAGGTATTGGGTTAAAGAAAGACCACCAGCACTTGTTTATGGAGAAGGAGAAATAAATTACCCTGCCAATCTTCAGGGAACAGATAAGATTTATATAGACCAAACGATAATTATTCCAACAATATTTGGAGCAACAAGGATACAACTTGATACAAAAAACCCTGGTGAAATATTCACAGGTGGAACATTCTTTGCTGATAGTGTTAATTTAACCGCACCTTTAAGTTTTGGAACATCAACTTCAGCGTATCTTGACTATGGAATACCTTACGCTCAAGTTCCTTTGGCAACAACAAATGGAGCATTTACAGCAACCACTTTCACATATAAATTAGAAACCAATTCAGGTAGAACATTTACAGATACTATACATCTTGCTTCTATGGAGGAGATAAGAGATATTGAGCCTTGGACTTATTTTGGTGATAAGTTCCAAGACAATCAAAGAAGACCCAATTATCCTCGTGTTTATGTTGGAACTACCAACATCTATTTAGAAAATTATGGTTGGTATTATTATAGAATATACGAGCAAACATCACAAACCAATTTAAATCCCGCATTATCAACGAATGTCGTTGATGAGGGGACATTATACATATACCCCCCACCACCTGATGAGGTAAATTATACGGGTTATTCAACAAATGATATTGTTGTATATGATGAGGATAAACCAGTTAGTGATTATATATTACAAGAAGATTTATATAGGATATTAACAGAAAATAATGAATTATTAACACAAGAGTAATGGATAAAAAAATATCACAATTAACAGAATTAACCGCAAGAACAGAACAAGATGTTATTGCTATTGTAAATGATGGAACAACAAAGAAAATTAGTGTTGAAAACTTTACACGAGAGCCCGTAATAAACGCTGGTAATGTATCAGGTGGTATATCTGTTGATTTATCACAAGGAAAATGGTTTATCTTCACTTTAACAGGTAATGTATCTGTAAGATTATCAAATGAAAAAGAAGGTGAAGAGTTCTTATTTTGGGTATATTCAAATGGAAACTATGCTGTAACCAGTATGACTTTAGATAGTGGTGGAGACATATATTGTGTTGGAGGTTCGCTCCCAAATCCTGCTAATAATCGGTGGAACTTTTATAGAGGTTTTGTGATAAATGGAGGAATGATATTAACAGAGATTGATAATTTCTCGGCAATATAATATTTATAGAATATGGAAAAACAATTTCACGCATTCGGTAGAAAGATAGATAGTGTTAATCGCTTTGAAGAGAAGGTGGTTAGAAACCAAGATTGGGTAAGTTGGGGAAGTGAGGACGACTTCCCTGAAACACTATATGACTACATAGATTATAACCCCACACATAACGCATGTATCAACGCTAAAGTAAGAAACTCAATAGGTCAAGGGTTCGTTGATGGTGATAAACTTGCCAACTCAACACAATCTTTAAATGAGTTCTTTATGGAGTTCGCAACGGAGTATATAACGACAGGAAATGTCTTTGTGGAGGTTGTATGGAGTGCGGATAGGACAGAGGGTTTAAATGGTATTTATGTCCTTCCTTCGTCGTCTGTGAGGGTTCAAAAGAAGGATACAATAGATGAGGAACAGAAGATTTATTATTATTGTGAGGACTTCAAAGAATATAGAAAAAAGAGTATTATTGAGTTCAGTAAGTTAGACCCAAACAATCAAAACAACAGACAGATATTCCATATTAAGAATTACGCACCAGGATACAACTATTATGGTTCTCCTGATTATATGTCTGTTATTAACGATATTAGACTGGCTCACCAAATAACTCTATTTCATCTTTCAAACATCTTGAATTCGGGTATGCCCGGACTTTGGGTTAATTTTAACAACGGAATACCAGACAGCGACAACGAACAAAGAACGATGTTGGCTAAAATTGAAGAAAGATTTTCAGGAGCAGAAGGGGCAGGTAAAACGATGGTTTCATTTAGTGATGGAGCAGAACTCGCACCAACAATCACACAAATCCCTTCAAATACTCACGATGGATATTACACGGAGATATTTGAATTAACCCAAAGACAGATTTTATCGGGGCATAAAATCACCAGCGGACTTTTGATTGGGCTAAATAACGGAGGTGGTCTTGGTTCAAACGCAGATGAGATTAACCAATCATTCCAAGTGTTCCTCAATACAACAATAAAACCATTACAATTAGAAATGGTGGAACAAATGAAACCCCTTATTCAGTTGTTGTATCCAAACCAAGAAATAAACTTGAGTATTATACAAAATCAAATATTATGATTACAGCATATTTCGTAAGCGAGCAGAAGTTAAAGGACTATACACCTGTTAATAAAATGATGGATAGTGGTAAATTAGTATCCGCAATCCGTATCGCACAGGACATAGTTGCTAAAGAAGCATTAGGACAATCTCTATATGAGAGAATGATGGAACTTATTACATCGGGTGATATATCCAATCCAGTCTATGTGAATTATAAAAACCTTTTAGACAACTACATCGTCCCTTGTGCTATGTGGAACGCTTATTACATCTCACTTGATTTTGCCCTTGTAGAATACGCTAATGTAGGTCTGGTGAGTAATAACACCGAACAGGGTAGTTCAGTTGATTTGGCGACCTTTAAAACGATTAAGAATGGTGCCAAACATACCGCAGATTTCTATACAGAGAAATTAAAGATGTGGTTGTATAATAATACATCACTTTATCCTGAATACGATAGAGAAAGTCCTGGTGAAACAGAACCTGATAGAAGCACATATTCTACAGGAATTGTCTTTGATACTCCAAGTGGTTATTGTAGAGACGAATGGTTGTTCTGTGGGGGGTTTAATAAAGGGGGTAATTAACCCCCTTTTTTATTATTTCTTCATTTCGTTAAACATTTCCACAACCTCTTCCATCTTTTCGTTGTAGATGTTCTCAAACAGAGTGTGGTGGTGTTCGTAGAGATACTTACAATCTTGTTTCCGTTCTCCGTTAATAAGACACTTTGGAGAGACATAGAACTTAACTGCTTCGTGGAATGAAGCGGGGTAAGGGAAGTGGTTGTCCCACTTCATAATATCACTCATTTCCATCATACCATCAACGAGGTAAGTAATTTTTGAAGTCATACTCTCTTCTTCATTTACAGACACGAGTTCAATATCAAATGCGTCAGCGAGGAACTCCAACTCACACTTAATAAAATCATCGTATTCTTGACCTTCCAACTCAATACCTTCTTCTTCTTCGTAGTTCCACACAGCGTCATTAAGGTATTCGTAGATAGTAATAGAGTAGTCCAAGTCATCTGTTGTTTCCATCTTAATCACATTCCAACTTCCGTTGTAGTGAGTGGTGTGAAAAGTTCCGTCTTCGTTAATGTAAATCTTTGTGATGTTTTCCATAGTGTTTATTGTTTCTGTGTTTGTTTGTTTTACAAATATACTGCGAGTTTTTTAATCTACCAAATTATCCAATCATTTTTTTCAAGGACTTACCACGACTTGATGGGTCATCAAACATCATATTAACGAAACGGGTGATTACTTTGAGTTTCCGTTCCATACGCTCTGTATTGTATTCACTCCAATCAATCTTATCTTGAATAGCCCAAATACAACGGGCTTTGTTGATGGAGTTGTTGATAGACATATCAATAGAGTTTTCTTCTACGACTTCAAGGAATAGGGTGTGTGTTGATTTTTTCATACCACAAAGATAAGCGTTTTTATTTAACCACCAAAAAAAATGGGAACTTTTTTAGTTCCCATATCTTGCGTCAGTATCATCAGCCAACATTTCATCTTTCAAAAACCTATCACTTCCATAATACTCCTCATACTTCAACTGAATATACCTTTCCCACGCTTTCTTTCTATCCTGTTCCATTTTTAATGACTTACAATATAACCATTCTCAAACTTCCATAAATCAAACCAACCTTCCTCATATCCTTTCTTTTCCCACTTCTTTCTCTTTTCATTTTGTCTTTTGAGGAATAACTCTTGTTGTTCCGTTTCATCTTCAACATAACAAAATATACCTTCACTTACTTCTTTAATAACACCCATATCTAATAGGTTAGAGAACGCCCCACCTGTTGATGAAGTCCTAATACCCATTCTATCATAGAAGTAATCTATAACATCATTATAAGAGATATTCCCTTGTGATTTAACATATTCATATACCCTCTTTTTTAGATTATCCAATTCAGGGTTATTGAGGTTTCTAATGTATGTATTTCGTTGATTTATGGTTGCCATATCAGTTCTTTTTTAATTCGTTAATGTAAGTATCTACTGCTTCCAAACGAGTTCCCAAATCCTTTGAGTATCCGTTTTCAACATAATCCACCATAACATTTGTTATTGCGATTAAATCTTTTAATGTGAGACATACCCCACAATCCTTACTCCATTCTGTAATCAACTTAAGTTGTGATTGTCTTGCGATTGCTGCTCCTGTGTTGTTTTTCATAGTATTTAATGTTTTTGTATATCACAAATATAGGAACACTTATCTTAATAGTCAATACATCTTACTTATTTTTTCATCAATACCATAATCTATTAACCGAAGTTGTCCCTTATATAATCCCCAGTTCTCCTTGTTATGTAAATCACAATTATCAAATTGAAATTGTGGTATAACTAATTTGATAAAATGAACTACTGATTTATCTATACTTTGGACTGGTTCAACTCTTTCTTGTATTACAATCCCATATCTCTCGTATAACAGAGGAACTAATAGATTTGTATGTCTATATCCATTCCATACTTTTCTTTCGTTTTTACCCTGTAAATAACCCCTATAACTCAAAGGTATTTTGTATGCTCTGTTCTTGGTTAATATAACCAGTCTTGTTGAATACTTTATCCTCATTTATTCTTCCACATACTATAACAGATTGCCGCAGCAACATCACTTCTTTTACCTAATGATTTTTCTTTTTGAATACACCTTGCTATGAATGTGTCCTTGTCTTCACCTGTCTTTGGTTTAATTGGCATGTCTTAATTCTTATTTAAATCGTTTATAATCCATTATCTTCCTTTTCTTGGTATGGTATATCGTCCATCTCCAAAATAACCCCGTATTTCTCCTCTATTCGTTTTTGGAATTGTTTATAAATTGGTTGGGTTGTATCATATCCCATATTGTTTAGGTATAGTTCCAAATCATCATCATCAAATGGTGTTGGATATACTCTTAAATGTTTTCCTGTTTGAGCGACATAAGCAGTCCCATATTGCTCGTTCATAGTTGGTTTCCTGTATTTCTCGTATCTTTCTTTCTTCTTACAGGTGGAACAATATATATCAACACCAAAGGTCTTGTATTTGTTCTTATACATATACCTCTCGTCCTTGTATTCCTCACATCTTACACAGAAGTAATGCCATAGTCCATTCTCTCCCATATATCTTTTCTTTTCTTTAATCGGTCTTCCCATACCAATAAATATAAGATATAAAAAAAAAGTTTCAAATGATTTGACTTTTTTGATATGATTTAGTATTTATAGTTATACTTCAAGATTGGATACAGGTGTTGTAAGGACTTTCACCTCCAAGACAAGAAGTTCTCTTTAAATCTCGCTATAGTCGTTCTAGGGACTTATGACTGATTGAGAGCCTCAAAACTACTGAAGTAGTTAAGAAAGGTAGAGTTCCCCTCCCCTACATAACACTCTTAATTGAGTGGGGGGCCTGGGGGGACTTAATTTTTCTACCTAAAACTACTGGTCTATTA